TTGGGTTGCGTAAAGCCTGTGGATCATTTGCTACCTTTTGAGCGCCTATTATACCAACCCAATTTTGTGGATGGTCGCCACCAACTTTGTCCATGCACTCTGGACATACACGCATATTTACCCGTTTACCTATAATAACATAGGTTTTTATCTTCTTTAACGCGTATCTAAACCCGCAACGATCGCAAAAGCCAAATGCCCGTTTTTCTCCAGCAAAAGGAGTACCCACTTACCAGCCCCCGCCGCCTACGCTACCTATATTAGGTACAAATCTAAAAGACACTCGTTGACGATCTTCATCAGCCGCCAGTTCAAAAGCCTCATCATAGAGTTGTTTAAGCATAGGAATTTTATTTTCTGCTTCTGGTGTTTTAAGAGCCAAGTTGTAGGCTAGCCCAGCAGTCATAGCTTCTAAGAATCTAAAGGGTATATCTAATGTATTAGACCCCGGAGCGCCAGTGTCTTGAAGTCTACGTAAACGCCAATAAACTAAAGTGTATCCAGTTTGACTAGGTAAAGGCCATATCTTAGCTGTGGGTGTAGGAGTCTGCCTATCAACAAATATCTGTATAGGTCGGCCCTGAGTTAGTTTATTTGGTATTGTTGCGTATGTAGAAACACTTATACGAGCTATCTGTAGGTCTACTTGATTAGAAGTACTACCGGGGTTTTGACGTATCACAGTCTCTATTAAATCAACCGTATCATCAGGCAAATCGTACGTACCAACACCTACTAGCAAAGGAAATTCCCCTTGCTCAATAGTCCATAGGTTTAAGCCTTTATTAGCCCAAGAAGCCAACAAGTAATTTAAAGACCTTCTAGCCGTTCTAAATTGATAGCCTGTACGTACTTCTATACCAACACGTTCGTATGCCTCTTCGACTATTTCAGCTATATCTGGATTGAATGTAGTAATACCTGAAGTGCTCATGGTTAACCATAGAATATAGATATACTAGCGTTTGCGGGTAGTGTGATATACACCCCATTTTCAAACCTAACCCCCTCACCGGGTATTGTAGATGCTATAACCGCTGTATTAGTTGTTATATGAAGGGTCATTTTTATAGTTCCACTAGCCTCGGTTGGGTTATCATAGAATTGTATTTCCCCCGCTGTTCCTCCGGGCCCCAACTGAAACCCCCTAACCCTAGTAGGAGCCGCATACGCTACACCACTAGCATCTAAATGAACGCATTTTACATCTGTCTGTTGCATGATCTTTTACCTTTGTTGTGGTCGTTGTACGGGCATCGAAGTAGGATTGCCCTGAATTTGTAGTCCTTGTTGAGGCATGTACTGAGACAGACTTGGTGGTTGTCCTTGTAATGGGGTTTGCATTTGAGTCACTGGCTGTCCGCCTATACCTGCATCACTACCACTATTATCATACCCCATATTATTATCAGGAGACATTCCGCCTGTATCGGGACTAGGTTCGCTTTGTACAGGTGGAAGTGTGTTAGACATACCTTGTGGTTGATTAGGTTGCCCTTGTTGTGGGTAACTCATAAAATTGGAATTAGGAGAGGCAAAGTTATTGTACGCACTCTGAGTATTAAACTGAGGTGTTGGGTTTGCTTGCCCTAACTGTGGAGGTTGTGGACCTCCAAACCCTTGACCTATAATTCCACCATCTGCGTAGCCTTGTCCTCCCCCAGCCATTAGTATATCCTTCCTTTAGTGTGACCCTTAGTAGCACAACCATCACCTCTTGAAGAAGCTGATGACTTAACAGAACCACCTTTAGCAAAAGCTTTCATCGGTTTAGCCTTAACTTTACCGCCTTTTTTCATATGTCCTGTTTTTAAATATGATGCTGTAGCAGGGTCTCTATTTGTTTTTACCCAGTCTTCATATGCCGCCATTCTAGCATCTTTACTAGTTTGTGACTCACCTTTAGAAGATCCTGTTTTAGAAGATCCTGTTTTGGTAGTTGGAGCTTTAGCTACTGGAGCTTTAGCTACTGGAGCTTTGGGGGTGTCTGATTTTTTATCTTCCCAATCTTCAGATTGGTTTTTCATTCCAAAATCTTTTGGGATATCATACCCTGTTAGCTTTAATCCTGAGTAAGGAGCTGGACGATCTTTTCCTTTAAAGTCACTGCCTTCACCTGCATTTTTAGAATACAGTGCAGCCCCAAGTCCTAGTCCTGCTCTACTTAAGTTGGATACTCTACTAGCTTTACTTGCTAAACTTTCTGCAGGTCCCGATAAAGCCTTTGCTCTATCTGTTCCTTGTACGTCTTTCATAGTTCTAGCAGAACTTGGAGTTTCCGGTCTTACAGGACCTGGCTGACTTGTTCCTCTAGGAACTATATTTTTAGGGCCCGCAGTTGGTTTTTGGTTACCTATATTACGGTCACCTGACGCCATATCTACGCGGCTTCTTGGAATAAGGTTTGAACCACCACTTCCGCCCGTACTAGTTTTTGGAGAATCACTTCTAAATGAAAGAGAGCGACCATAAGATGGCTCATCCCTAAGAGCGGTAGGAAGATTTTTAAGTTTAGTCTTTTCCCCTACTTTAGTCCCACGTTGGGCGTATCGTTTTGGTTCAGTAGCCATTAGATCATCCTACCTTTTGTATGCCCTTTAATAGCACAACCATCACCACGAGAAGCTGTACCGCCTGATTTGTAGCCTTTTACAGAACCACCACATTTTTTACCTTTGTAGTAGTCTGGACCACTAAATTTTTCATATGGTGAGTCACCAACACCAAACTTCTTGCTTATGTCTTCCTCGTACTTATTGCGTTTATCAAGCATCGCTCTATCAATGTCAGCTTGACCAACATCAGGCTCTTCCTGTTTTTTTGGTGTTTTCGTAGCTTTTACTGTAGTAGCCATTAGATTATCTTCCCACGAGTTCTGCCTTTTTTAACAGCGCCATCAACACTGCCACCTTTGTACATACCTCTACAAGCAGATCCACCTTTCTTCATAGCTGCAGTTGGAGAACCCGGAACAGCTTTTAAACCCGCAGAACGCATAGCACCTATTTGAGCCATGTCTGGAGTTGGAGCTCGTTTAGTTACTTTAGCTTTAAGTGTATCTTTTTTCTTTAATGGGGCCATGCCCGCTTTTAACTTAGTCATTTTGTTTCCTCTAGCCTTTTCTTGTATATCAGAAATACCGCGTGATGGGCGAGTCATATTACCTTCCCGTTAGTTTACTTACTACCACAGTTCCACCTTTTTAGTGAGGCTGCTTTGCGTGTAGGTTTGCCGTTCTCATCTTTCATAGGCCCCGGCATTCCTGCCATGCGCGAGCAGAAGGACTTTTTACGTGGTCCCCCTTGTGGTTGTGGGGCTTTAAGATTAGATCCTGTAGCTGCATTGTACTTGGCTCTGCCTTTTGCGGTCAAACCTGCGCCTTTAGATACTGGAAGTTTTTCACCTCTACCAACAGCTAAATTTGGGGCTTTTTTAGTAGCCATATTAACTCCTTGCGAGATCTATTATCCAAGACATACTAGCCCCTATTGCAGCACCTATACCACCAAAGATCATGAACATGCGCCACCCACCTTTAGCTTCAGACAGGGTTTTACTGATTTCTTTTATGGCTTCTTTTATCTCATCCATATCTTTAATCATTTTGTCCATGTCATTTTGCAAGTGTTTTATGTCCGCACTGTGGGTAGCGAGCTCCCGCGCCGTTTGTATCACTGGATCTGAAGCTCTTTGATGTTCCACAAGCTACCTACCTATTTCTTATGCAGAAGCAGGATCTTGAGCACCACTAGATGTTTTTTGTGCATAAGTAACAGTAACCCATGCAGCGCCAGTTGCAGCTGAACCAGCAGTAGTAGCTACGATAGCAACATCAGAAGTACCGATATTTACAAATTGAAGCCATTGTTTAGTAGCTGAAGTGTCGTCACGACCAGCAGTTGTGATAGTAGTAGAAGTAACGAATTTGTTAGCAGTTGTGCCGTCACCAATAACCAGAGTAGTGGCAGAGTTGAATACAGTAGTTGTATCAACTTGAATGTCTAAGATTTGAGAGCCTGCAGGGAGAACTGCAACAGTAGTAGTACCCGCAGCTGCTGGAAGAGCTGCCGCTTGTATTAAAACAACAACACCTGTGTTATCAAGATAACCCGGAACGGTGCCAGTAGTATCTTTAACAGTACCTGCGCGAATTGGGCCAGAGAAAGTTGAAAAAGCCATATTTAATTCCTTATTGCACTTGCGCCTATCGTTGTGTGCGGATCTGCTGAGTCAGTCGAGTAGGCAGTTAAAAATATTCTCAGATATGTACTCCTTATAACATTTATTTTGGTGGAGTGTCAATTAATTTGTTGGACTTACGTCTATCATTATCTTTCTTATAATCCGCCTTCATACAGGCTATACAGGTGCCTTTTGTCTTACGTGGCGATAGGTGTCCTCTCTCACAAGGAACGCCTGTGTAGTACTGCTTTTCGCCTTTATCTTTAGCATCTTGCCTAGTACGTGGTAAATTTATATATTCTTCAGGTATTTCTGGAGCCACATTGAGTTCTTTGTCCGCATAAGATAATACCCATCCTGCTAATACCCCAAATTTTATAGGTTTGCCTGATTTACAAGCACGTATAATAGACGCTATTCCTACTCCTAAAGTATCACGCATATAAGTTAAGCTTACAAAAGTTTGTGTAGTTCTATCAGGTAATATTGCATATATTTCTTTTTGCATATCGTCCGCATTTGTAGGACGTTTTCCATAGAAGTGCGATTCTTCCCCTCTTTTAACAGAGGCCGCCATATTAGCTTTGCTTTGCTCAGAATGGGTTTTGCCTTTCATTGGATTTGGCAATCCTTTACACTTCTCTGATATTTTTGCTTTTGTTTCTTCACTTCTTGGCACACCAAATAAAGGGGAGTTTTCTCCTTTAGGTGTTTTTAATCCAGCAGCTCTTACTTTATCTAATGTTTCTCCGGTGTGTTTTTTACCCCGCATAGGCGCGCTTGCGTCAGTAGCCCAGTTATAGCAATAGGGTTTACCTGCGTGTTCGTCTAACCACACCTGCTCCACACTAAGTAGTTCAGCTGGATCATCAATATGCATCATTACTTCAAATTTAAAGCACTCCTCCCCATACTTGTTCCACGCTGCTTGCATGTGTGGGCTTTGGTGATTCCCTGCCCGTAGGCGTCTTCTATGGGCTTTAAACCTAGACTCTGTATTTGTGGTGCTACCAACATAAAATTTATTGTTTACTACATTTCGTATTCTATATATTACATTTTCCATTATGCTACCCTCGTTATTAAGCTTACGAAGGTTAATATACATTATTTGTCCGACTCGGACAAGTTTTATTTTAATACATAAAAAAGGCCCCCGAAGGAGCCTTTAATTTACTCTAAGTTACTGATTTATCAAGCGCTTCCGGCAGAGCCAAAAACACCCAATGGATCACTAAAGCCGAACGAGTACCGTTCACGAGCCTTGTACCTAGAGTTCCCAGTATCAAAGTCACTGTCCATGGAAGTAGCTAATGGAAAATGTAATATATAGAATACGAAATGTAGTAAACAATAAATTTT